TCAGTTCCCCCTTCGGCTCGCTCGCCTGCGGCTCGCTCGGCGCTCAAACGGCGCGCGGCCTCACGCGGCTACGGTCTAGACGTTCGGGCGCTCAAGGCCGCGCGGCCAAGTGGCAAACTGGCTGACGCGCCAGAGTGAAACTGAGCGAGGCTGTACCGCTCACAGCCTGCACGCTGTGGATAATGAAAGGAAAGCGCCTACATCATAAAATAATGTAAGCGCTTACAAAAGCTACGGCCTATAAACATTTAATTCATAGTCTGCTGTCAACGTAAATGGCGTTGTAGTTGTACCACCGCTGAATTTTATATCTTTGCTATAATCCGTAGGATTCTCGAGAATAAAACCATAGAGAGAATAAATTCTCGGAATGTTGTAAGATATTCTATCATTCGTGTAAACGGTTCTAATAATATGCTTACCTTCTAATACTGCCGAAGGGCTAGGTTCATTTACGTACCATCTGATGTTATCACCTGCGTTCAATAAGGGGTTCTGGTTGAAATTACCATTCAATTTTATTTCAACTAAATCACCTTTTTTGAAATCTCCAGTTCCAAGTACCACTCCGGCAGCAGGAGTAGCGCCCATTTCATAAGTTAATGTACCGCTATTGGTGTATACTTTTCTAGGAGCACACGTTGAGTGGCTAGGTCTCGCAACATACAAAGGCTGTTCTGGCATTTTTGTAGTGTAAATATTCCACTCATCAAATGAAACACCATCATATTTAGTTTCACTCTGATTTATATAGCAATATCTTAGAAGTTCTGTAATAGAGCCGCATTCAAGAACATCAACCGTTCCGCCTTCATGCTTTACGTTTACTACAACAGCGCAATGATTTATTCCTAAATAGTCATTTCGTGAAGCACTTGTGTCTCTTAAATCGCCATAGAATAAGATATCTCCTACCATAACGTTTGACATAAACTGTGAAGTAAGCTTATACAATCTTCCTGCTCCGCCATATATCATAGCAATTTCACGTGTTATTAATGCATCTTTAGGTGTAGGTGCTACCTGTGATTTAAAAGATTTAGGCATCTGACAAGCGTAATCTGTACAAGTATTATCTCTTCCTACAAATTTTGAACCGTCATAAATCATGCCTAATAATCCGGCAAATACATAATCCGAGCATACCATCTGTTCAGCTAATACTCCCAGACCTGTGTTAAACACACCGTTATAATGCCCATAAGTAATTCCTTTATTTAAGAATGTACCCATGCAAGCCAAAGTAGATAAAGCATTACCTGAATTTGAATGCGATAATTCGCTTGCCTCGGGAATAAGATATCCGTTTGCGCTAGGTACACCAAATTTAGTGTATTCAGCTTCTTCTGTGCTCATCTTGTTAGACATATGAACACGTGCATTATTGAAATAATAATTAGTCAGAGAACCCACGTTTGCGTAGCCTTTATCAGACTTTGCGATATCAGAAGTTTGAGCAAGACTTGCGGAAGTTTCGTTGTTACTTAAATTAGTGCTTATTGTGTTGATTTCAGCGGTAAGATTAGTATTTACTTCTTCCACTCTTTCAGCAACAGCCTCAGTTTCTTTTCTATATTCCTCAACCTGAGCGTTATAATTTCCTGTTAATACCCAAAATGCGGTATTTGTTGGGGGGATTCCCACCGGAACAGTACAAATACTAGTATAGCTTGCTCCCTGATAAAGAACTACTGACAACGGTTCATATGCAATAGTTGAATCCCATTCACCTTTGATTAACGGTACATATCTCGCTCCGATATACTGATTTAAAGCCATAATAAAACCTCCTTTTAATATCTAAGGACTAAATGTCCCCAGTTCTCATTGCCACATTCCATTATAGTATCAAAATCAATGTCACTCCAACTTTCCGGTATCCACGCAACAAAGTAAGCATTGTCTTTACCGCCAAGCCCGAAAAATACTTGTTTAACTATTTTAGCAACTATTTCCTGTAAATTTCTATCAATCCACTTACCCAGTGCTTCGATGTATACGTCCATGTATTCACCGTTTGCGATTTTTACAAGTTCGCCGTTCAAATAGTTCACCATGTTTTGTAATTCCTTAATTGCTTCTGAATGATTGTTTATGATCGTAGAATTTGTGTTAATGTCTTCGATCATTTCATTCACTTTGTTTACTAACTTACACAATGTCTCGTAATCTGTTATTTCTGCTGACAAAGTGATTGGAAGTAATCTTATGCATGGTATTCTTAAGCAATCAATCATGTTACCACCTCCTAGTAAATCATGAAAAAGAGTTCGTTCAATTCGTTAAGAATCATAAGATCGATATTCAAAAACGAGTTACGTAACTCAGTTAATAGTTCCGGGTAACTCTTACTACCATCTTTACCCTTTATAGATTCCAGATAGTTTTCAGTGGAATCTAAATTCTTGTTATTGGTAGTACTACCATCTCTTATACTGGTTTCCTGAGACTGGGTGTTAGATGTAGCTGACCCATCATCTGCTCTTGTGTTCTGAACAGTGGAATCATTCACATCTGCGCTAGTCATGTAAGTACCTGCCTCCAGATTTGCAATTGTTCCTTGAGGCGTATCGCTATGTCTGTTTTTCTGGTTAGTACTACCTGTGTCTGTTATGGTGCTCGTAGTATCCGTTGTAGTATCCACTCTTCCACTATCCGTAATAGTCTGTTTACTTCCTCCCGTTTCAGTCGCATTATCTTTTCTGTTCCTTCCGTAATCTCTTGTATAGTTAACCGTAGTAAATGGGTCAAACGCCAAGAGTTCAGATTTATAAAGCTGATTCATATAAGGCATAATCTCATTAAGTTTGATATCCAGAAGCAATTTCCATCTTGACACTGGAGTGTCACATATTTCCCTTGTGTAATATGTTTTAAGAATTTTGTTCTCCAGAGGAATGCGGTAAGCTTCATCAAAAATTGGGAAATCAAAATCAAAGATAAGAGGTCTTGCCTGATTAATCACGTCTTTTATCTGCGGATAAGTTTCTCTCTCTGTTAGACCTATCATTGACTCCATTACTGTCCTGAGTTCCATTGTATATCGTGCCACCGTCTTCTACCTCCATTTTCCGATATCGCACATCGATTTTGCCATTTGGCAATTCACTACCGAATAGATCGTTTATCATTTGGCACGCCTGCTTCCTTGCATCTAAGAAAGTCATTCTCTGCATGATGATCTGTTCTAAGTTACTGTCAACCTCATTTGTGATAAGCCTTTCTTTCTTATCTGTGTTGGCGTTGTTACCTCCTAAGAATGTAATAGCTTCATTCCATACGCGTGTCTTCTCCATTTCCAGATTGATGTAGCTTTCTGGAGCATCTGTTCTGAACACTTCCAGCATTTGTGAATTCATGTCCTTATCGCCAAATATCACAGGTTCATTACCTTCATAGCTTTTGTAGATACTCTTTAAGCTTCTCTGCTGTGCCTGTGAACCCTTAATAAGAATAGGTGTTTTCTGTGCGTTAATGTTGACATCAATAGCTCTCTGGATTCTAGTAAGTCTTTCAGCATAAAGCTGAACTGTTAAAGCCGTAGGCTGTCTCAAGAAATTGTTCCACACAATTACACTATCCTGATCGTTACACGACTGCTGTAACTGTGTTATAGAATACGCTCTTCTGTTAATAGGAATCCGGTAAATGTTCAACGGTCCAGTTAAAGCACACTGTAAAGTCAAGAACGCATCATTTAAATGGTACTTAAAGAACAAGCAGTAACCAAACTCAAACAATATCAATTCTAGGAAACGAGGGTCGCAGGTCGAAGGAAGATTGACCCACTCATATGAGTTGATAGCAATCTCTTTCAGCCTCATGTAATAGTCAAAGAAAGTTGCATCGTTGAACCATTCACTTGTTGTACGGCTTAAGTTTAAGCCACAATAACCGTCATTCATTTTCATACTATCACCTCCTTAAGTGTAGTCAACTCTCCCAAAATATTTTGCATAATAACTTCCGCCCTGACCAATCGTTGTTGTCTTTTCGAATACACCATCTGCTCCGCCTGATGGGTTCCCAGTATTGCCACTGATGTAGGTAATTAAGTTTCCGTTTACTGCTGATACCACACCGCAATGATGAAGTACAGTCGTGCTCTGTGATGTAATGAAAAATACAACATCACCAACTTTTGGTAACTGGCCTCCTACCGTAGCTTCCCATGTTCTTCCAAGCCTATTCATAGCATCATACAATGACTGAACTGCCGCGTTTTTAGGAACTTGAGCACCCTTACCAATCATAGCGGCACAATAGGTTAAGAATGTACAGCACCATGCATCTTTTACATAACTACCATAATACCAAACCTGCCATAATCTTACTGTGGCGTCCCATTCAACCGCACCTATAAACTGTCTTGCATATTCGTCAAGCCTTGTTTCAGTAGGTTCCTGATAGTTAGCCGTTATGGTTACATCGTTTGCCGGCATATGGAAAGTAGTTTGTACTGCATTTGGGTCGTCAAAAGTTCCGCCAGCGCTTGTTGTCCAGTTAATAAAATTGATAGCTGTCTGAGCATTAATCGCTATAGCTGTACCCTCGTTGTAATATCCTGACCCATATCCATTTACTACTGATAAATGATACTTTGGTTCTGGAGTCGGACTGGAACCGGAATTGTTTCTTGTGTAGTCTCCTACCCAGTCACCATGCCAGAGGGTTACTCCTCTGTTAAACATATTCTTAATGTTGACAAGGTGTTCCGTGTTACAATTACCTGTTACTTGCGCATTAACAGTTTTAACATAATTCCACGATGGTCTTCCCGAAGTGTTTGGTACTTTCAGTTTGTTTACCTTATACCCAAATGCATCGAAGTATCCATCGATAGATTTTGCGTAATCACTGGTAATCGTCATTTCTTTAGCTATGAAACCATACTCATTATATGCGAGTAGGAAGTTTTCACCCGCCGTGTTACCTCTCGCTTGTGCTGGTGTAAAACTATGTTCAATTCCTCCAAGCATATTGTTTAACGCGATACTTCCAGCACTGGTAGCTAAACCTGCTAAAGCAGTAGATGGGCTACCAAGTGCCATTTGAGTTGCGGCTTTTACAGTAGCGCCTGACAACGCCATGGCATTTGTTACCTGCTGTTGTGCTACCCAATTAGCATAAGTGTTTCCTACCCACGTGCATATCGGATAGTTTCCTATGCTGATTCCTTCGTCAAGGTTTGCGCCAAGTCCCTTGTAACTTTGTGGCCAACACCATATTCTACCATTCGGTGAAATACTTCCCATGGTTCTAAGTTCGCCTGCCGCAACAGCCCAAAACTCATATCTTAAAACACAGTCTGACCCACTCTGGTTACTCAGTGAAACGTACCGGAAAGGATAGGTTAAAAGCTTTTTATTACGTGGAACGTACCCGTCAAGTCTCTGTGAGTTAGGAATGTTCCATGCACTAGATGAGTTTGGGTTTCTCTCTAATTCTTCCCCGTCTTCCTGATTTGGGCTTACTACTTCTACTGGTAGCATGAATACTGTAACGATGTTGTCAAGCATTCCTTCTGTTGAAAGTCTGTCAAGCATGGCATTAAATGAACTTGCTGATGAGTAACAGTAGTATCTCACTCCAGAGAATGTACCACCATAAAAACGACCTCCAACTACGCCTTTTCCAACTTGCAAGTCAACCGTTGCTCCTGCCACAATCCACCATGTGTCAAAGTATCTTTCTGTTACAGCATTAACAACAAAGTCTCCGAGTGCTAAACCTTCATCAATTAAGTTTGCTCCGGGTGTATCATCGTTGACGTGTTCGCGTTCTACCATACATGGGTGAATCTGCACGTCAAATAAAAAAGTTTGCCACGAGTCTATCTCAAAATATACACGAGTTAAACCTTCTGAAAAATACTCAACTCTGGTTATGAAAGCGTAAAACCAGTTAGCGTTAAAAGCGTTATTCTGATACATTAAATAGTTGCACTCATATATCTCATCATATTCAGCAGGGTAATCGACGTATTTCTGTTCCCTCTGGTACGTTAAATCTGCCGCTGTGTGGGCTGTCTTTGAAACGAAATACGCCGTTTGTTCTGTTCTAGTGGGAAAGAATGCCCTGCTGAACTGATTGGTATATGAGTTATCCAACGGCACATTTTTAAGCAAACGTACCGTTGTCATAGGTTCATAACTCATATTAACTCCTATCTGTTTGTGGTTAATTAGGTGAGAGTTACAGTAGCTGTACCAGTCTGTGTTGGGTCAGTTTTACTAGCGGCTGTAACCGTTAAAGTATCAACTGTGATTCCGGCTTTTACTGTGAGAAGTCCGTTTGCATCAATCGATGCATTTGCATCTTCGGTAACTGTCCATGTAACCTCTGGAGAGATAAGGCCTGTTCCGGTTACATCTGCTTTAAACTGAATCGTTCCACCTGCCGTTTTTGTAAGAGAAGCGGTTCCGGGGGTTACGGTTACGGCTGTTACAGCCGGAGCCTGTGTCGTGAAAGCGATTGCATTCTTAAATGGAGAATAAGAAAGCGTCTGCCAATGATGAAGGAAATAGTTCCAGTAGAGCCTTGCCCCATTGTAAACTTCTGTCATGGCAAGGTAATTGTCAAATACCATGAACCATTCACGGTCTACCGTAAGAGCAACAACACCCTCTTTCTCAAGGCCACCAAAATCATCTACGATAACGCGACGACCTATAAAATCAGCCTTATCCATGTTGAAAGCAGATGCAAGAACTTCTACGTCTACGGTTGCCGCAAGACTGGTGAGCATGAAAATATACTGCTCTCCGATTGGTGTGTGAGTAGTTACTCCCATGTAGTTGTACTTGTCAGACATAAAAGTTAAGTCAAGAGCCGCTTTACGGATAGCCGTCATTGCCTGCTTTCCAGTAGCTTCATCTGTCGGGTCAGGAATAGCAACCGGATAGATTGCACCTCTGTTTCCTGCCTCTAAGAAAATGTTCTTCATGAGCAGGAATTCTGCATACTCGTCAGATGTGTAAACAGCCTCGATAATTTTTCCGACTAAATCTTCCACGCCCTGATAGGAAATGAAAGCTGTTCTTAAGTCGTCGTTGCTGATCGTGATCGGGAACTTATCCTGTCTATTCCTTGAATGGAATACAGCACGAACGTCAGGGATTCTCTGCTTGAACAAGTCTTCCTGATTTGTCATGCCGAGATCGTCTTCTCTGTAATAAGGCTCTGCCTTAATAATATTTACAAAGATTTCTTCGATCGTCTCACCGAGTGTAATCTCACCACGCTTAAACGGCTTAAGCGGGTTATTGTAAGTACGGCTTGTGATAAGCACAAGACCGATTCGATTTACCAGAGCGCTTAAAAATTCATTTGCCGCCGCCTGATATTTTAAAATCGGGTTACCTACCTCTTTAATGTTATCCTGTGTTGCCTGCGGAATCCATTCCTTATACTGATTAGAAGCCTCCGCACGAATTACGTTTAATAAATCCATTCCTCTAGGGGTCGCACTATATTTTGCGGCCGCATATGTTGGTTTAACTGGCATTAATTAGCCCTCCCTTTCGTCCCAGAGATCGTCGAAACTTTTCTCTGCATCATTGTCCTGCCGGATATCTCTATCCTGTCTGTCGTCAGCTTCTCTTAAATCGTCCCTTGCAGAATCACGCATCATGTACCTGCGATTGTCTGCTTTCAACCGATCCATTTCCGCCATGAGTGAATCATAATCTGCATCATAGCGGTCGAGTTCTCTCTCATAATAATCATACCGTCTCCGTAATCTGTCTAAACGATCATTTACATCGTCGTCGGGATTGGCGTTCCTGATCTGCATGAGAGTGTCCTCTAAGTCAAAGTCAGACCAATCTTCCTCATCGTAGTAATAACCACGCTCTTCTCTCCGGTCTTCCTTTGCATCTTTTTCGAGTTCACGAGGGCTTCTTTCATCGTCACGTCGTGAGTCTTCGCTTCTCTCCTCGTTCTCTTTCTCTGGGCGGTCTTTCCTTCTGTCGTCACGTTTCTCGTAACGATCTTCCTCGCCCTCTTTCTTTCGGTAGTCTTCCCTTTCGTCAAAGTCACGCCTTGCTCTGGAAGACCACCTTCTGCTTCTAGCGGCCATTGCTTAACCTCCTTTATTTTAAATTATTTAATCCGGCCTTTCGAATGATTGTAGGATAATCACGATCGGTCTGGTTTAAATCTACGTATCCGGTAACACCTGACATGGTTCCTTTGTCAGTAATCTGTACCATGTGAGCGTTGTTAAAATACACTGGCCTGTCATAGTCAGCAAGCCACATATCAAAACGGTCTCTGAGTTCATGTGTTGTCTTTCTCAACATGTAATCTTTATTCACGTAAAATGCGGCGTAATATCCCAGCTTTTCTACTTCCTCACAGAAAGCGGTAACATACTTGCAATATGTTTCACGTGAAACATTTACGTTATGATCTTCGGCGTAGTCTTCCGAATCATACTCAAAATCAAAATAAATTGGAAGTTCTAACAGATGTTTGTTTGCAAAAGCTACGGCTTTACGTGCTTCGTTGCGGCACATTTCTTCACTGTATGCATAACTGAACCAATAGATTCCAATCGGAATTCCGAGTGAATTACATTTCACACAGTTCATGTGTGCATACGGGTCAATGTTACCACTTCCATAACCTGCACGAATGATTGCAAATTCAACCCCGTCTGCTTTAGCTGACTCCCAGTCAATTTTCTTGTTCCATTTTGAGACGTCAATTCCTGTTTTCATGCTCTAACCTTTCTGACAATTTTGTTAATGCCTGCGTGTTGTTGTTTAAAGCTTCTGTTATCGAATCCATTTCTTGTTTGTGCCGTTCATCATCTGTCTGTGATTTTTCCATGAACTTATCAAACATATACTTTATAAACCATGCACACATAAGACACATGACAACGGCAACGCCTAGATTCTGCACCATTGAAATTATCTCCTGCGCTCCCATAGTCAAACCCCCTTTCCGAAACAAACATTTGTTCCCTTTCTTATTATATTATACCACAAAGGGTTGAAAAAATCAACAAAATATGGTATAATAAATTAGGAGGATTGCACAATATGAAAGAGCAAATGTACTACGATGGCACTAGACTTTTGTCTACAATGGACATAAATGGCAGAAAACCTGAGATATTTTTGTGCACAAGTAACAGAACAGGCGGAAAGACTACCTATTTTAACCGTCTTGCTGTGAACAGATTTAAGGACGGTAAGGGAAAATTCCTCTTGACATATCGGTTTAATTATGAATTAGATGATTGTGACGAGAAGTTCTTCACGGACATTGCGAGGCTGTTCTTCCCAAAGGATATTCTTAAAAGTAAGAGGAGAGCGGCAGGTATCTTCCACGAACTGTTTTTGAATGATGAATCATGTGGTTATGCAATCGCTCTTAATGCGGCAGACCAGATAAAGAAATATTCTCATCTTATGACCGATTCAAACAGACAGTTATTTGATGAGTTCCAGAGCGAAACTAATCATTATTGTGCAGATGAAATTAAGAAATTTATTTCTGTGCATACTTCACTTGCCCGAGGTAACGGAGAGCAGTACAGGTATTTACCTGTGTATATGATTGGTAACCCCGTATCTATTATAAATCCGTATTATGTGGAAATGGGAATCAGTAATCGACTGGCTACAGATACAAAGATTCTTAGAGGTGATGGTTGGGTTCTGGAACAAGGTTTTGTCAGAGCCGCATCGGAAGCTCAGAAGAATGCAGGATTTAACAGGGCATTTGCGTCAAATGAGTACGTAGCGTATTCATCTGAATGCGTTTACTTGAATGACTCTATGGCATTTATTGATAAGCCGGAGGGCAAGAGCGTTTACATCGGTACTTTGAAATATCAGAATGCTTGTTATGGCGTGAGAGAATATCCTGAATTAGGGATTGTGTATTGTGACAATCGTCCTGACATGAGTCATAGGGTAAAGATAACTGTAACGACAGACGATCATGAAGTCAATTATGTTATGCTTCACCGAAACGACATGATCTTACAGACATGGCGGTGGTTCTTTGAGAAGGGCTGTTTTAGATTTAAAGATTTGAAATGCAAGGAGGCTATTCTTAAAGCCTTGTCATACTAGTGGTATCTTCCTACGTGTCCTACTTTGTAAACCGCGGAACGCACAGTATCAAAACTGCCGTGAGTTTATATTCAATATTGCGTATTGGCTCTGGAGGCGCGGAGGTTATAGATATAAAGAGAGGGAGAGTAATCTCCCTCTTTTAAATTTCAATCGCTATGCCGTTGCTTAAAGGGAATATTTCTTTCACGTAACATTCACCATATGCTTTTACTGAATTCCATGTATCAGTTAAAGAATTAAACTCAATCATTTCTCCATCTGATATGATTATGATATCTAAATACTTTGGTATTACTTTTAACAATGTGTCAATTTTCAATGTGGCACCCTAAAAATACAACATTATCAGAATATCCAATATCGTCTATGTCCAGTTCCGCATTCCAATTATCCCAAGGATATTTATATCCTCTCTGTTCTAATTCTTTCTCTGGAACCAGTATATGAACTGTTGTCTCCACTTTCATATCGGGATTTCTCATAAGTATATCTGCCAATTCTTTCGCTAACATTCCAACCTCTCCTCTCAATAAAACTAACTTTCATAATAAATCACCTCTTATATAGATTTCATGCTCGCATCTTTTTACGGTAATTTCTCCGTCGGGTTCAATCATATAATGGCCTGATACGGCAAATACCTCATAATCACCGTGTCCATTGTTTTGTAGTGTTTTTAATACTGTTATCAATTCATTTACTGTCATATTCTCTCCTTTTAGTAACTGTTATGTTAGCTTCTAAACCGTATTCCCGTAATATTTTATTAAACTCTATTGCTTTTGCCTGCATAAACTTTAAATAGTAGTCTTGTGATAAAGGTTCTAATTCTTCATATTTTAATCTTTCCATAGCTACCTCATTTCATAATCTGTCTCTGTCAGTAATATGCCTCCTCTGATTCTCTTCGGCATAAGTTTTCCGGGAATCTTTAAACCCTCAGTAAAATCTTCGAGTTCCCTGTGAACTGAAATAAACTTTATTTCGTCTTCTGATAACTTTCTTTCCTCTGCTTCTATTCCCATTGACCGCACAAATAAATCTTTGCACTTCTGAGGCATTCCGGCGCATTTAATATCGTAGTATGGCTTTTCAACTGCTTCGCCGTCTTCATGCGTAACATGTTCAATATAAGTTTTCTGTCTCGTAAAGTAAGCGACGTCCCAAAAGCTTTCCAGTTTCCAACAACAAAAGGCGCTCTCATGTACATTAATCCCTTTGACCTCTTCACGTGATAAATCGCAATGAATAGAGTCAGTATCTGCATAGATAAAACCTCTCTCGTTGACTCCGTAGTAGTTCGCCTGTGCCGCTCTGATTGTGAAGTTTCTTGCGTAACTGGTAATAGCTGAACCAATCGGAATGTATCCGGCTTTCTTGTTATGCTCTGGCACCAATCTAAACCCGAGTGAACCATCATCTTTTTCGAACGCAACTTTAAATGAAGAATCTTTACTCGAAGCCATCTTTCCATATAGATTGTTAAGGAATAGTTTTGCAAGAGTTCTTCTACCTCCTTTGCTCTTTATCTTCATGTCTTTGTATTTATCTATATAGCCATCAAATAATCCGATTTGTGCATAAAACCAACACCCATCTAATATTTCAAAATCTACTAAATCATATTGGTCTTTAAGTAGTTTAAAATCAGTCATAGTCAATACCATTTCATTGACAGCCTCTTTTACCGTTCCGTCAACATCAATATACTGCTTGTGATATGTACCTGTCTTATCATCTAATATGTCACTTGTTTCTAAACATTCTGTACCCCTATACCTGAACGTTGTTTTAATCTGAACGAATGGTAATTTGTTAGGCTTGATGTAGAACCTTGTTCTCACTCTTACAAAGTAATATTTGTTGTCACCTATGGCTTTATCTGGAATGAAATCGCCTTTCCAGAAATAAGGTTTACCAATCGGATAAATATTTCCTGATTCTGAATGCATCATGGAAGGATAAAGGGAATTTACATCTGCGGTAAGACCATTATGATATTTCTTGTTCTCTTTGCCTTTTACTACGTAACACCAACCGCCACGATAAGACTTGCGTATATAATCTCCTGCTGATTCATAGCCATACTGTGACTTGTCAAGTTTAAAATCATAGAGGTCAGGAAAGATGGAATCATATTCTTCTTTATCATAATACTTCTTGTATTCCTTTAGACAACAAGAACCTATAGTTAAATCAGTGTGACCTTCTTCAAACATAATTTCTAAAGCTTCTTTGACTACAAGCACATCATTCGCTATGTATTTTCTTTCTTCCTCTGTAATTTCACAGCCTGCATATCTAAACCCTTCATACTCCATGTCTAACTTTTTATGCTTTGTTGCGAAACTCTGCCCAATCTGTTTTACTGAAAATGGTAAAAGCTTAAGTGAATCTCTCAGTTCAATTACATGCCCGTTTACCTTTAATGTAATTGTGTACCACATTCCCTTATCTGAAATGCTATATTTAAATGACTTGTTAGGCATATCTTTTTCGCGTAACCACTCTACCGCATCTGGTTTATCCTTTGAAAGTTGATGATATGCCTGTTTCCATTGCAGAACTGTAATTAAATAAGAGAGCCAAAAGGAACCATCGAATTTAAGGTTATGGTAATATGCACATACGTTACAATCCAGACTGATGAAGTATTCTAACTGTTCTCCGATTGAATGAAATATCTTGACGTCTTCCGTCATAAGTTCTACGCAAGCCGCCGCCCATACTTCCGTATTCACCTGACCTTTGTATACAGTGGTTTCGAAATCTGCACTGAAATATCTGAATTTTCTTTGCTTCATTTCTTACCACCTCTTTACATTTTATTCCGGCCATTCTGAATTATCCTCCCATTCCTCCATGCTGTCTGTTACTTCTTGCCTCTCTGCTGAATCAAGAGGTAAGTAACTCAACATATCTGCCATGTAAGTATAAATCATCTGGGAGTATGCAACTTTGTTGTCAATAATGAGTCCTGCCGCTCTACCATCTTCTAACATCGTGGCAACAGCTTCTTTTCCTCTTACGTTAATCAAATTATCTAACCATGGGGTAAGGACTGGTTCAGCAGAGCCGGGAAAACGTGATAGCATTTCTCTGAATCTGCCTATGATGATGTCTGTCATAACAGGAAGTGGTTCCTGCTTTACTGCCTGTATCTCGGTTTTTCGCCTCCGTGTCTCTGCCGCTTTTTGTGCAGAAGCACGTCGTTCGATGGTTCTGGCTTCTTTACCAGAATAAATCTCTCCTGTCTCAGGATTGTATGCTCTCGCTTTATCATAAAGCTTATCAGGTGTGATCGCCTTTAATCTGTTGAGTTCTTTGCGAGTAGGCTTCTTTGTTTTAGGTGGTAGAACTGGTTCTACATCAAAGAAATAACCTCGGGACTCGGCGCGACGCATGGCACGCTTTATTCTTGCGTATTCTTTGTTGTATTCCTGTTGCAGTTTTGATACTTTACGCTTTGCCATAAAACCCCTTTCAATGTTTCACGTACCCGATAAAGCGGGGCATGCAATGAAACATTTAATAAAAATCCCTCCCCCAGTAATTGAGGGAGGGGAATAAGTTATTCCGTTCTATGTGGGTTGTTCAGTTACTCAACTGAACATGTAAGGAATGGCTGTGAAAAATTCTTACTCGGAAGCTTGTAAGCTTTTATCTGGAATTCCTCGTCGCAATCTTCCATTTCATTCATAATATCCAAGAATGATGACATGAATGCCTGACTTCCTGTAATGTACTTTGTTCCGTTCTTGTCTTTGATTACCAGTTTATCGTAATCCTTTGTGTCAGACTTTTCATTATGAATCTGTAACACTACGTAGAAATCTACGTCAATCAGAACTGGTTCATTACAAACCGTGTCTAACTGTACACAATCTCCTGTGTCCTTAAGCTGTACCTGCTCCTTCTTTGAAATCTCCTTGCTTGCGTTGATGATTTTTGCTGAATATCCTTCCATGTTTGTTTCTCCTTTTCATTTTGATTTACCGTTAAGGCGGTTGAGTTGTTATATGAATAAGCTTTTATTTTACTCCTTAGAGTAAGCTTTATTCCGGTTTCTTAAGCGGTTCCAATTTAACCGCGTCTGCAATGAACTGGGATAACGGCATTCCATAGCGCGTTTCCTGAATGTACATATCTACGATAGAAACGGCTTTGGAATCCGGTGCTAAACACATGTGCTTCTGAGCATATTTTAATGCTTTCTCCTTGTCGTCTGTTCCGTAAGGAATGATGCATTCTGCGTTGAAAGGCTCTGCTGTCTCTATGTTGAGACATAATACCACTGCTCTTGTGGCTTCTACTGTTCTTGTTACCATGATTTCTTTCATCTTGATTCTCCTTTTCTTATTTGAAATTGTTATTTGTTACTATACTTATTATACCAAACATTCGTTCGAATGTCAAGTAGTTAAGATAAAAACCCAGATAAATAATATGATCGCTACTGGAACGCTATAAACGGGTTCTCCGTGACACGCACCACTCAGAAAAGATAAAAATAAAACAATACTGATAATGATAATTATTACTAATAACATTAATCTATACCTCCCATTTCTTATTACGCTTTTCCTCGTATTCCATCAGGCTTATATACACATACATAAGTTTAGATACGTCTCCACTTGTTGCTTTCACCTTGTAATAAGGCGGGCACCCATAATCGTCCTCTTCGATAAGCTTTCCTATAGACCTGCCTAATTCAAGTAATGCGTACTCATCATACCTTATTCCGTATGATGAGATTGCATCTTGTAACATCTTAACTGTTAATGCTGTGGTGTTGGTGATGTCTATCATGGCATTTCCTCCAGTTCCATAAAACTTATAAACTCAGGTATTGTGCGTCTATATGTATCACTTTCAAATTTAATTACTACTGATAATGCTGTATCTAAATGCGATTTGATGTATTTATAAGCTGATAAGTAACTCCAGAATTCCCTATTACTTGTGCCGAATGCCGTACGTTTATCTGATACTAATACTGTTACTTTCACCACAATTCCCCCTCATTTAATATTTTATTTATATTATCTAAAATTTCCTCTGCTTTTGCTTCATCTAAAAGCTTCTTTATGTCAGTATATGCACAATAAAGAGTTAATACTACGCTATCATCTGTTTCAATATCAAGCGCCTTATCTAAGCATTTTAAAGCTGTTTCTAAATACGCTTTTGACCACTGGTTCATTATCTCACCTCCTTTTCTAACATTTCTTTTATTCTGCTTGCCATGAGCCATTTACCTGCTTGATTGCGTGTTAATCCATCATCTTTTCCGTAAATCTTTTTGTAAAGTTCTAAGGTCTCCCATGCGTCAGCTTCGAGTTCTGATACTTTGATTAACATCTGCTTCTTTGTCATTGCTTTACCCTCCTTAAAATGATCTCTCGTCTAACTTGCCAATATAGATTACTACTATCTCACCATCTTCCACCAGTGTAGCATATCTATCTGCTAACTGATTGTGGCACGCTTTATAAATAGATTTGTAATTACCCTCGATCATTATTTCGCGCTCTTTATCTATGAATCTAACTTTAGTTGCTCTTCTTGCCCCGCTACATTCTTTCATTCTGATATCTGTCATTTCCTTATCTCCTTATTTGATGTTTTGTTGTTTTCCTTTGTTGCACCTTTATTATAGCATATTTTGTATGCGAAAAGCAAGGAACGAGTGTTCGTTTAAACGTTTAAATTTGTAAACAATTTATGAACACCATAATCCAAATGTAGGTGCTTTCCTTTGATTATTCACAGCGTGCAGGCTGTGACTCGCACAGGCTCCGCCAGTTTGCCACTTGGCCG